TCATTGCTCTCCCCGGCCAGAGTGGTGGACGTTTGTCGTTCGGAAGTGTTCCGATAACAGGTCTTTCGTGTTTTTTCTTAATTGGGCTGACGCGAGTTCCTGCACTTGAGAGACCGCTATCACATAGTCGGTCAGCTGGCTGGCGAATTCCTTATCATGATGGCGTCGAGCCAGTTCGCAGACAGCGTCGATTGCCGAAGTGTGGAAAATGTCCGATACTGGTTCGATGTAGTCACCGTCTGCCATGAGGGCACGGTATTCGAATCGGTTTCCGCAGTTGATTTCCCGAACCATGCCGTAGTCCTTACCGTCAACCACGACTTGATAGTCTTTAGTTTTGCTGGAGGATTGCGTGTAGCAGGGGAAGTTGATGGCAGACAGTGTTGCCGAATACTGGTCTTGTACCATCGCCAGTTCTTCGTCCACCCAGCCGAGTGAACGTAGTTGGATGGGGTTTGCCGGTTTTTTGGGGTTTTGTTTTTCCAAGCTTTCCTCCCAAAGACTGCTTATGTGTGGACTTATCCAGTATAGCAGAGTTTTCTTCGGAAGGAAAGCCGACGTTCAGGCGAGAATGTTCAACGACTTGAAAAGCGTGTCCGCCAGATGATTGCCTCCACCGTTGAGGCAAACCACCACATATTGGGGCAGGTTCACGAAATTCAGGCTTTCCACACGTAGACCATCCTCGGTCTTTTCCATACGGTATTCCAATTCGCCGTCGATGGTGGTTCCGCTTACGGTGATGGCGATAGCCCTTTTACCGGCCAGTTCCTCGATAGGCTTGTCCATCCAATCGGAAATGGTCTCGTGTACGTCAGTATGCATATAATCCTCCAAGACTCTACTTATTACTCGCGTCCGCGAACAGTATGGCACTGCCTTCATTATGAAGCTTGTCCGCTTGGCGTTTGATATCGCTCGTCGTATACCAGAAAGTGAATTCGGTCGGGTCGGTTCCGGTAATCAATTCCTCAACCATGTTGATTCCCCAAGATGGAATGGTGTCGTATACGCGGTACAAGTCAAGTTTCTTCACATCCTTGTCCACGATGCCGCCGACGTGGATGCCGTGGGGCGCATCCCCCAACGGATGATAGTCAGCGAGCACGCTGATGGCGTGTGCGACTTCGTCCCGAATCTCCTCAAGGGTTTCCAATTTCAGTGGACATTCCTCGCTGAACAGTGGAAGGTAATGTTCTTGGGCGAGCCAGAATGGGAACTCCTCTAAATCGTACTTGTCCATGTCGTGACGACTCAACGGCTTCTCATAGTCGATGATTGCGGTGAGCTTGCCGGTCGGGTCAGCCAGTGGACGCTCGTGAATGGAGATGAGTTTTTCGTCGGGATACTGATGGTCGTATAGCGACTTGGTGTAGGCGTATGAGTATTTTTTGGTCAACGATTGTCCTTCACTCTTGTATGATGTGAATGTTTCCAGTATAGCAGAGGGAACGGTGAAACGTCAGCGGTCAGTGACCTTGACTTTGTTATACGCAAGAATCGACTCGAACAGTCGGAGTGGATTGCGGGAGTCCAGCTTGTACTGATGGTGATTCCTCGCGGTTTCCGTTTCGAGGAATCGTCCGCTCTCGGACGGCTCTTCCACAATCATGGGAACCCAACGCCATTTCTCACGGCCTTTGCTGTTCTCCCAGACGATTTCCCCGTTTTCCAATACCCGCTTGTAGGCGGTCTTGTCGGGGAATGACGAGTCTATTCGTGCGACTAGATTCAATCGGCTCATGGTTTAATTCCTTCTTCTCTCAGTTCTTCATAGTCTTGCGGCGTGAGGAAAAGCCAAGCTCCACAGTAGGGACACTTGACCCTATTGGCATCGACGGTGTTCTTGCAATACCAGCAGGTGACGTACCATCCGTTTACATATCGGTTTTGCATTGTTGCTCCTTTTTCTTGAAATCAGAAGACAGTGGTCTTCTAATTTTCGCAAAGAAGTCGATGACTTCGATAAGATAGAGGAACATTTCAAGCAGGACAAAGAAAACGAATCCCAGTACGTCAAAAGTCCAGTTTTTCAGTTTTTTGAATATGTTGGACATTGCTCTCCTTGTCTTAATAGATTGTGTGAACAACCCCAGTATAACCAAAAAAAGCAAGACTGGCAATCACGCCAAAAACCGGAAAACAAACAGGCTAATCGTATCTTCAGGCAACATCAGCGGATTACTTTCTCGCTCTGATTTGGCACTTCCAACGGCATAGAACCCGAATATCCCAACTGTTCCTCGCAGTGTGCGATGACGGCTTGCAACGCGAACCGTTCCCCTACAAGAAAATTCTCGTCCGAAGCGGTGGGAATCATCTCGTTGATTCGGGCTATCTGTTCCTTGCACCAGTCTATGGTGTCATGCAGGGTTTTGTCTTTCTGAGTGACGTTCACCGCCATCTTGTTTTCCTTTCTTCTGTTAACGGGGCTAAAATCGACTTTTTGTTGAAAATGACCCCGTTAACTTTCATTTTTCTGACGATAGGGGTCAATGTCGGCGTTTTCGACCATGCGTCCGTAGTCTTGACAACGGCACATGGATTGGATTTTTCGCATGTACTTTGGGTCTGCCATTGATTCAGTCCTTCTTGGACGGGGCTTTCGTCAAGACCGGCTTGACCAGATTCCCTTGAGAATCGTACACTCTGACGGTGTTCTTCTCCGAGTCGCCTACCACGGTGATGACCTGCCTCTTACGACCATGATTGGAGTAAGCCACGCACGGGGTGTCTCCGTCCCGCACGTCACCAACCCCTTTGCATTGTACGGATTCGTACCCGTAGGATGTAGCCAATGCTTCCTCGAAGGTCGGGTGCTGGGTCTTCTCCGCTCCCAGCGTCATAATCAACGCCACTACACTGATAATGCATCCTACTTCTAACAGTCCGCCTACGATTTTCTTAATCTTTTTATCGTTAAATAAAAAGATAATTCCGGAAATGAAGGTCACTGTTATAACCAAGGTAAGAAACGCCGCAAAAAGAGCGAAAGGGTCTTGACTCCACTCGTTGAAATCTACCATGTTTTACTACTCCTTCTGATTTTGGTTTTGTTGAGGTGGAACCACTTCCAATCGGAAGGTTCTCTTGACGTTTGCCTTAATCTTGTATCTGCCGTTCTTGTCGGTGACGCTTCTGGCGGGATTGCCGACACTATCTTTGTAGGGAGTGCCATCGTCATGGACGACCGTGACCGTCACGTTGGGAACGGGATTGCCCTGCCAGTCGGTGACGGTGGCCTCTAAGGTGATTGACCGTCCCCAGATTTCGGTTTTCAACCGATTGAGTCCATTTGTCAATGGTGGTGCGACGATTAGTCCGATAACGCTTAATGCCACGACCAGTTGAGCTAGGCTCAAAACCAGTCGTGTCCAGAGTAGGATACCGTCGGTTCTATCATTTTCGTTCACTTCCGGCCTGTCCTGCTCAACTCGAAACCGTCGAGATACAACTGGAACAGGCTCACATATTGGCCGTCTTCTATATCATCCTCCGGTTTTGCGTACAGTTGAGTGTTCAGAACCGCGACCGGCAGACCGGTATGCTCCTCCTGTTCGATGTGGAAGGGTATTTCCTCCTGACCGTGAGCGTTCTCGCGGACTGCCACACCGTAATCACCCACCTGTGGTTGGGTGGATGAACTGCTATCGTCAATATCCTCATAGGTGAGATAGAACGGCAGAAGCAGTGGATTGGGAACATTCTTCAACGGGATAAATTCTATACCGGCCTGTTGGGAGTGCTGTTGGCAGACGCCACTGTAACTGTCCCCTTCACCGTAATCCGGCCAGTGGCGGATTGCCACGATGGGTTTACTGCACGGGTATATTTGACCGTCCGAGTCAACCATGGTTTGGGCGCAACCTACGTCAATGAGTTCCTTAAGATTCAACATGATTCGTCTTCTTCCAAGAGTTTTTCGCAGATGTGAATTATGTCGCCGTAGGAATTGTGGCCTCCTTGTTCGTCGGGTGACGGTGACTCGTCTGGGGAGGTGAGGTTCCGTATCATACGGTTGTAGCGGAGTTCTTTTTTCTTCTTGTTCGCATAGTCGATGATTTCCATGAGTGCGGCTGTCCGACTGTCTGTGGTCGGTTGGACTCCATACTGTTTGACGCGGGCGATGGTGAATTCGTAGGCTGTGGTGAGGCCGTCGTAGAAAGTGTATTTTTCCAGCAGTTCCCCGTCCGGGGTTTCGGAATCTTTGACGGCTTTGTCCCATTGTTGTTCCAACCATGATATGAGGTCGGTTTCTGGTTCTGACTGACTCATGTAGTGGTTCCTTTTTATGCGAATGCTTTATGTGTGGACATCCCCACTATACCACAATCAGTTGAGTGACCCTAATCAGATGATATCATCCAAAGACTCGAACACGTCCTCCAAAAACTCCAATTCCAGTTTCTTCTCCGAAGCGTCTCGACCATTCTTCTCGTCGGCACGAATCACAGACTCCAACACCTGACGTTTCAGATTCAAACGGTCGTAGACGGCCTCACCCAACTGTCGGCGCGAATCGACGGGATACCTTCTGTTCAGAACGTCCCTCACCTGTTCCGCCGCATCATCATCCGGCAAGCCGATGAACACTTCCCCACGGTCGTTGAACTGGAAGGATGGGAGCGGGTCGTATTCGCTATCCCGCGTAAAAACCAGACCGCATACGTCATTGCCGTTATCCTCAAAATCGACGTTCAACATTGCTTTATGCTCCTTTATGTTTTTCAGTCCGTGTTGCTGTCGGGAATGTAGGCCACCGTCTCGTTGCCTGTCATACGGTGGCCTTCGACCGTAAGACTTGCTCTGCAAGCGCAGTTAATATATCCAGACACGTCAGAAGTCCAATGTGCCTCCTGAAAAATCAACTCGCATTCTCCTTCTCGTATCGTTCCATGGCCTTTTCGCCCAGTCCGGTCAGCCCGTCGCATCGAACGGTGTCGGGGAACCGGTAGCCGCGTATCACCAGCCCCATGCCTTTCAGGCGCTTGTAGTCCCCGTCGGGCAATGTGACGTGCGCCTGCGGGTCGCGTGCGATTCCTTCGAGAAGCCTGTAATCGTTCCCGTTCAATGCGGGAGGCTCGTTCTTGATGAGGCCATGCAGTTTGTCGGCGGTGTCGGCCAGCGACTTCCTGCGGGCCTGAAGATTGTTAGGCAACGGCGTGTCCTCTCCGCCGCAGAGTTCCTTCCACTTGTCCGCCACGCTCTTGGCCTCGCCCTCGTAGTATTGGGCGAGACGTTCGATGACGCGCAGACGATATTCTTCGAACGTGACGGCCTGTTGTTCAAACCCGTCGTAGAAGTCGCCGTCCGGCAGGATGTGCTGGTCCGACTCCTCGGCAAGGCCCGTGATGTAGATTGCCGCCACGATGTCGTCGGCTACGGGGTCGCACAGCCTGACATCCACGCCGATGTCAGCAAGTTCGGCCTGTAGCCCTCGGGCGTTCTGTAAGGCTTTTTCGATTCTCAGCATGTTCAGTCCTCGATTCCGCAATCCGACGCGTCGGGTTCCAAGTCGATGTTGCCCTTATACAGTTCGTCCTCATAGCAGCCCCAACAGTCCTCGTCGCTTTCGACGACCCGGGCGGTCGCCACGTTCGACCAATAGTTTGGGTCGTCCCAACGGCGGCTTGCTGCGTCGAAGTCCAATGCGTCCAACAGGGTGGACATGATGATGAACCGGTTTTGCAGCATCGTGGTCGGCAGAACCATTTCGAACTGCTCATGCGTCACGAAGCCCGCGTCCTCCGGCAGACGGTATACATACATGCCATATTTAAACACGTCGTTGATATGCCTGAAGTTCTCGTCGGAGATTTCCTCCAACTTGTTTTTTGACGGATTCGTACCAGTCGTGCATGTGTTTCTTGGTCGCACCGTAGGAGCCTGATGGGGTGGCGTATCCCAGATGTTCTGAGACCTTGCTGGCGAACGCGCCCGCCGAATCCATGTCGGCGTAGACGCCGTGGATGTCGGTGAGGTTGATTCGCGCGAACGTATACCAGTTCTCGCCGTTGATGTCGCACACCGGTTCGACCGCGTTGACGAGGAACATGTCGGACCCCTTTTTGGTTTCGTATGGGTCTCCGGTGATGATTCCAACCCTGTTTCCGTTGCTGGCGTGGAATGTGAGGCCGTCTTCGGTCTTCTCACATTCCATTCCGTTCAAGTAAGCCATGTCAGCCAAGGCGGATGCCAGTTGGCCCGCCCTCCACCGTTCGATGTCCGTGGCTGGGTTCTTCTTTCCCGTCTTCGAGGTCAGGGTCTCGTAGATGGTGTCTCTGCTTGTCATTGTCTTCCCTTCGGTTGAGCGTGTGGGCCTAGTCTCTGTCCAGTCGGCGCACGGCGAACAGCATGTGTAACGCGGCATGACGGCGCGTCTCATACGGGCTGCCAAGTTCCTCGCCCAGCAACCACCCTTCGAACACGGGCACCGGGTCGTGTTCGAGATATTTGTTGCAGGACTCGCATACTCGCATGTAGTGTTCGGCCATGTCTTCTATATCCTTCGCCTTCTGTTCGTCGCCAAGCGCGTTTCGGCACCATTCGGCGGTCTTGCCGAACCGTTCTTTCAGTCGTATGAGACGGTCGGTGCGTGGCATGGGCGCGGCCAGTAGACGAGCCAGTTCGTCCAATGCCTGTTCCTCGCCCATATCGGCCGTATTGAGGACGGTTGCGTCTTCGACAAGCTCGTACTCAAGCTCGTACCGCGTGCGGACGATGCGGATGCTGTCTCTGTCGGGAAGGTTGACGGCAATCTCGTATCCCGCTTGGGGGTCGTACGCGGTGATGCGTCCGAATTGGTGGTCGTTGTACACATGCCAGCCCGGCAGTGTGCGGGTGACGGTGTTGAGGATGTCGCCTGTTTTCATTGTCAGTTCCATTCCTTCGGCGCGACGACAATCCAGCCGTTTGACAGCGGATATACGTCGCAGGGTTCGTCCGATTCCAAATCGTCGTCCAACGGGTTCCAGTCTTCGAGACCGTCATGGGCGATTTCGTCGTTGAGCGCCCCACTGTGGATGCGTTCGGTTTCGACGTGGACATCCTCTGAGGGGAGGAAGAGGAACGAGAATGGTTCGAGCATTGGTTCGAAAAGATACGGCAGTCCGTCATTGGCTCCCCAGTTGGCGACCATGTTCATGTGTCGTCCATCATCCGTTTCCACGAGGATTATTCCCGATTCCTGTCCAGTGAGGTCGTGCAGGTTGATGGTCATGTTTTTCTCCTTGGTTTTAACTTTTTGTGCGAACAACTCCAGTATAACCCACAAAAACAGGATTGTCAAACGGAAAGACAAGCAAGGTTCCCCACCTTAGAAAATGACAAAACCAAAACGGCAAACACACGCCCCAGCCCGCCAGTCAGACAATCAGTATGCATATTCGCATTCCGAGTCGAGATACCGCTTGCCGTCGCGTTGCCACAACACATGCGAAACAGTGACGGATTTATGTGTTGCGCCGTAAAACCTCCGGCTTTAGCCGGGGGATATAAGGCGCTTTCTTTTTTACCATTCCAGCTCACATATGTAAAAGAGTGTGCTATACTGGAAACATGAACACCAAGACAGTAAAGCGGGCATACCGGTTCCGCTTCTATCCCACGACGGAACAGGAGAACATGCTCCGCCGTACTCTGGGATGCTGCCGCAAGGTGTACAACATGGCCTTGGACGCACGCTCGACCGCGTGGACGCTCCACCGGGAGAAGGTCGGCTATTCGGACACGAGCCGAATGCTCACCGCTTGGAAGAAGACGGAGGAACACTCCTATCTGACGGAAGTGTCGTCCGTCCCGCTGCAACAATCGCTACGGCATTTGCAGGCCGCGTTCAAGAGGTTCTTCGACAAGACCGGCTCCTATCCGAGATTCAAAGCGAAACACGAGGGCGGTTCCGCCACCTACACCGTCTCCGCATTCACATGGGATTGGGGGCACAGGGCGTTGACGTTGGCGAAGATGCGCGAACCATTGCATATACGTTGGTCGCGCACCCTGCCACGCAAAAGCCGACCATCCAGCGTGACGGTCAGTTTGGACGCGGCTGGACGTTGGCACGTCAGCATACTGGTCGAAGATGCCATCCTCCAACCAGCCAAGAACGGGAACATGGTCGGCATCGACATGGGCTTGGAACACTTCGCCATCCTCAGCGACGGGGAGAAAATCGACAATCCCCGATATCTGAGAAAACACTTGAGGAAACTCAAACTGGCCCAGCAAAGACTAGCCAAGAAACAGAAGGGAAGCAACAACTACCGCAAAGCCCGTTTGAAAGTGGCGAAGGCATACGCGAAGGTCAAGGATTGTCGTACCGACTTCCTGCACAAGCTCTCGACCAGAATCATCCGTGAAAACCAAACGGTGGTCATCGAGGACTTGAAGGTACGGAACATGAGCCGACGTTGCAAGCCGAAACCAGACCCGAACAATCCGGGGCAGTACTTTCACAACGGGCAGAAGGCGAAAAGCGGTCTGAACAAAAGCATTCTGGACGCGGGTTGGAGACAATTCCGCACCATGCTCGAATACAAGGCCGAATGGTACGGACGCCAACTCACGGTCATCGACCAATGGTATCCCAGCAGTCAAATCTGCCACACGTGCGGCAAAAACACCGGCAGGAAGACATTGGACGTCAGAACATGGGAATGCCCATACTGCCATACCATGCAAGACCGCGACCTGAACGCCGCCATAAACATACTATCCGCCGGACTGGCGGTACGAGCCTGCGGGGATTCACGCCTCACCGAAGCGACACTCCGGTGAACACAAGAACGTGAATCGTCTAAACCCCCAGGAAACCCTCCCCGCGAGGAGAGGAATCCCCCGACTTCAGTCAGGGGAGGAAGTCAATTAAGTCGATGAACCATGCGGCCAGATATTCCATATCCATGTCGGCGGCCTCATCGCGGAGGTCATCGCAGAAGGAATCCCATTCGGACTGCTCGGCGTCGGAGTCGGTAAGCCTGCGGTAGCGGGTCTGAAGCCCCTCCGTAGGAAGCATGCCCTCTGCGTATCTGCTGTCAGCTATATTGAGCCACGATTCCACACACCGGTAAGCCAGTTCGGAAACGGGGGTGGTGAGAATCCAAGGATGCTCGCCTTTCCACCTGTAACCCCTTTCTGCGAAAAAGCAAACCTCCGTGGCTTGAATGTCGGTGGACTGAGTGTCAGCGTCCATGTTGTTCTCCTTTTGAAACCTGCTTGTGTGAACAATTCCAGTATACCTCTATAAAGGGAAGCGTCAACCCGTCCAAAAACAAAAAAGGGAACTTGTACGTTTCCTGTACAAGTTCCCTCAATTAGGAAATCAATCCCAGTTGCACATGAAATAGCCGTTGGGGTCGATACCATCGACAAGATGGGCAGTGGCGCAATCGTTCACAGTGAACATAGGGCGGGGCTTCATGCCATAATCACCCCTGATACGCTTGTTTTTCAACTCCTCCCCCACGAAGCAGTCCTTGACGGGAACCACACGCCCACCCTGCGGGGAGCAGGTGGCACCATCCACGACCTTGTAGGCGAGTTTGCGGACGTTGACGCTCTTGCCGGTCTTGCTGACCTTGGTCACTTGGTAGAAGTCCACGAGGGTCATGCTGTAGCCCCAAGAGCTGACGAATATGTCCCCCACATGCACTTCCATGTCGGTGGCGATGGGGTTTTGGGGCTTGCGGCGTTCCTCTTCGGTGCCGTTGATTCGGAAGTTCTCCCGAGTGAGCCAAGGGTAGGTCTTGATGGCCTTGTCGATGAAGTTCCTGACACCCTTCATGGTTCGCCAGTACTTACATCCACTGGGGTAATTGCGGCTAGTGATGTTAAGGAAGTCGTTGGTGACATCCACCCAACGATTGGTGCGTTTGCTGATTTGGACTTCGAGGCTGAGCATTTTGGTTCTCCTTTTTGTTTGCAGTCTTTGTTTGTGTGAACAATTCCAGTATACCACAGGTGTGGTCGGTGAACCTCCCTGACCTTACGGAAGGGGATTGCGGCCTAAAATCCGTTCAAAAGCCCACCGACTTCTCCTCCACATGAGGTAAAACAACCATTGGAAACACTCGACAAAAAGAGACAAAAAATGGGAAACCCCACCAACCACTACACATACAAAATCGAATGGTCAGACGAAGACGAGGAATGGGTAGGAACCGTACTCGAACTCCCCAACCTCAGCTGGCTGGACAAAACACCAGACCAAGCACTGAACGGCATTCAACAGGTCGCACGGGAATGCGTGGACGATATGACAAAACAAGGCAAGGAACCGCCTACACCATTATCTGACAGATACCGTTCAAACCAACCCACAGACGTTCCGAACAAGGAGACTATTTCCGCCATGCGGGAGGCTAAGCGTATAGCAAAGGACGAACACACGCGAGGTTATCGAGACATGAACGCCCTTTTCACACACCTGAATGTTTGATAATGACCGACGCCAGCATTGCTGTATGACTGTTTTTTGTTAGATTATTTTTTTGGGCATAGCAAAGGCCAGCTGAGGGGGATTGACCCCGCCTAGGCTCACCTTGCTTTATAGGCTTTTGCCCTCCGCTGTCTTATATGACTTGATGTCTTTACGGGAGACGCGGCCGTTGGAAAATAGCGAATCGTGGGTGTCAAGTCTCACCAGAACTAGAGAAATCTCGTCTCCGTCGCGGCGATATACAAGTAGTAGGTCTGATTCGACATGCAATTCGCGGAATCCTTTCCAGTCGCCGGTGAGAGCATGGTCGGAATATTTCGTCTTCAGAACATCGGTATCACTTTTCCCCAAAGCCCGAAGTGGCTCCTCAAGTCTGCTTATGTCGTAATGCTTCTTTTTCAGACGTTTGACGTCGTTGTCGAACGACCGTATGGTTTTTAGCTTCAGTTCAGAGCGCATTAAGATAGTCCATCATGTCTTCAACGGTGTCAGATGAGTGAGTGTATTCGTGTTCCAAAGCCTGACGGCGGGCTTCTTTGTTCTTAAGTTCTACTAATTCGTTCTCCAGTTCGCGGAAATGCCTGTAATCATGTTCGTTGAGGATGAAGTAAGCGGGGTGGTTGTTCTTCATGACGGTGACGGGAGTGCCGTCCCCTACTTTGGCGAACTCGGAGCTTGCGGTTCCCCTGCCGAATCGGCTGATGGGAACCATCGTCTCCACAGGTACAGTCAATTGCATTGCGTCTCCTTACTATTGCATGTAAAAATACATGTTATCAGACATGCGAATTGACATCAACTTGAAGGCAATACAAAAAGGGAGGGTCGGACTGGCGGTGGAACCAGTCCGACCCTCCCCTAGCTCACGGTCGTGTCAGCGTCCATGTCGCGGCGTCACGGCATGACGCTTACGGACGGAATACGCGACCGTCAATCCCATTCCCACGAGTGTGAACAGGATGACCGTCATGATAGGCGTGTTCACACCGGTTTGGGCGAGTTGGCGAATCGTCTTCACGATGGCCGGTGTCGCCGGTGGAATGTACGAGTTGGTGAACTCAGGTTGGGTTCCAGTGGTTGTGACCATGCTGGGGGTTGTGGTCGGATTGTTCTCATCCTCACCGGCATCCCCGTCGGTCTTGTCGGCCTTAGCGGTCGGCATGACGGGCATGGTGCTGGAATCCTTCGCCGTATCGTCCGTCGGGTCGTATTGGACTTTGGCGGTCAGGTTGCCTTGCAGGTTGTCGCTTACGGTGACGGTCACGTGATGTTCCGTCTTGTCGTAGGTGACGTTCTTCTCGCCGGTGTTCTTCTCGCGAATCACATACCGGTATTCACCGCAATCATCCACTCCATCATTGTCTCTACCGTAGGTGAGCGGCTTGAACTGGATGTTGCCCTGCTTGTCGTTCTTCTCACTGTCGATGACATTGCCCTTGTCGTCCACAAGTTCGAACTCGAATTCGTAGGCTTGCAGTTCACGTCCGGTCAGATTCTTCTTGGCCGACAGTTCGACCAACACGTCTTCCGGCTGGTACGTGTTCTGGAAGAGGATGCTCTTTTCGCTGGCTTTGCCGTTGGAGTAGGCGACGCTGGCGGCGAGCTTGTGGCTCTTCGTGTCCTCGGTGACGGTGATGGTGACGGTGTGGCTGGTGGTGTCGTAGGCGACGCCGCCCAATGTTCCGTCCTGTTCGTCAACCGTGTACGTGTACACGCCGGTCTTGTCGAACGTGAGCTTGTCGAATTCGAGGGTCCCGTCGCCTTCGCGTGCAGTTACCTTGTCGGATTGCGCGTCGCGTGGAACGCGGGCGAACTGTTTGGCTTGGAGCAGGTTGCCGTTGGAATCCTTCAATTCGGCGGAGAATTCGTTGTCGTTCAGGTCACGTCCGGTCAGATGTTTGGCCGCTTCGAGTCGCACGCTGACCGGTGTCGGAGTATACGTGTTGTCAAATCGGATGTCATTGGTCTGACGGTCGGCGGTGGCAGCGAGCATGCCGTCTTGGTCGGTGACGGTGACGGTCACATCGTATTCCTGAGTGGAGTAGCCGATGGTCTTGTCCGTTCCGGCGAGTTCCTTCACGTGATACGTGTATACGCCGGGCATGGTGTAGACCATTTGACCGAATGTGAAACCGCTTCCCTTGTTGGACACGGTTTGCGTTCCGTTTTGGCTTCCGACTGGCATTGGCATGTCGTTCATGCTGATGGCGTTGCCGTCCGCGTCGCGTGCGGATACCGCGTTCAACTGGAACTTGAATTCACCGTCCTGCGGAACGCGGCTGGTTGCCGTATCCGTGTTGACGATGTTTTTCACGCCGCTGATAGAGTATCCGACGTTCTTCGGACTGTAATGGTTGGTGAACGTGATGTTCTTGCCGTTAGCGCCGGTGGTCGGGGTGACGGTCTTGGATACGACGGTCAGCTTGCCCGTATGGTCAACATCCTTGACCACGTAGGTGATGGTCGCAACCGTCCCGTCCTTCGTGACGCCCGGAACGGTCGTATCCTGCTCCGACATGGTGAACACGTAGGTGCCTACGAGCGGGAACGACAGTTGGTCGAATCGGATGTTGCCCTGCCGGTCGTTCCGTTTCGTCTGGTCGGCGTTCGACACGTTGGCGGGCGCGGACTGTTGTTGGAGCGTGAATGCGAAGTCTTCGCCCTTGAGCGTGTACTTGTTGCCCTTGGGGGAGGTCATCTTCTTCACTGCGGTCGGATTGTCCGTGGCGGGTTGGGCATGGTACGTGTTGGTGAATTCCGGAATGTTGGTTCCGTTATCATACTTCACGTCGGCCAACAGTTGGCCTTCGCCATTGTCGGTGACGGTGACTTTCACATGATGTTTCGTAGCATCATAGGTGACGCCGCCCCTGTCGCCGTGGACTTCGCTGAGCGTGTAGTCGTACACTCCCGTCTTCTTGTAGGAGATGGTGTCGAACAGGATGTTGCCCTGCTGGTCGTTGGTTTTCACCGTTCCAGCCTGACCGCCTGTCTTGTCCTCGACGCATTTGAACTCGTATTGTCCGGCTTGCAGTTGGATGCCTGTATGGTCGGGGTCGTTGAGGGTCTTGTGCGCACGGAATTGTACGCTGACCGGCTTCGCCTGATACGTGTTCGTGAACGTGGTCGGATAGGCCGCGTTCGTTCTGGTTTGGGCTTTCAACTGTCCGGTCAAATCGTCGGTGACGGTGATTTGCCACATTCCCATGTGGGAATCGTAGTTGACGCCGCCCGCCGACTGGCGGACTTCACGCACCGTGTAGGTGAACGTGCGGGTTTTGGCACCGTTCAACTGTTGGGCGGTGAACGTCAACGGTTGGAAGCTGATGTTTCCGTTCTGGTCGGCGTTCACGGTTTGCAACGGCTTGCCTACCGCCTTCTCGTTGTCGAATAGTTGGAATTGGAAGTCTGTGAGTTTCGCATGGCTGGCGTTCTTGTTGTCGAACGTCTTGTGTGCGGTGAGGCTCACGGTCACGTCCTTCGGCTGATACGTGTTGTGGAAGACCGGGGTCTTGTTCGTATTGTCGTAGGAGGTGGAGGTTTTCAACTGTCCGTAACCGTTGTCGGTGACGTTGACGTGCATGGTGTGGACGGTTTGGTCGTAGGTGATGCCTTTGAGCTGTCCCGTCTTTTCCATGATACGGTAATCGTGTTCGCCTACCGTATTGTAGGTGAGCTTGTCGAAGGTTACGGTTCCGTCCGCATTGTTGGTCTTGGATTGGATGGTCTTGCCATTCTTGTCCTGCAATTCGAATGTGAACTCGTTTGCGTTCAACAGGCGGAGCGTGTGCTTCGGGTTGTCGATTACCTTGCTGGCTTTCGGCGTGACGGACACAGGCTGGCTGGAATACGAGTTGACGAACTGGCCGTTGTCAATGGTCTTGCCATTCTTCATGGAGATGGCCGGATTGATGAGCGAGGCTTTCAACTGTCCACTGTTATCGTCGGTGACGGTCACAGTCCATATGGCGTAATGGTCGTCATATTTGACGCCCGCCGCACCCGTGTTGCGTTCACGAACCGAATAGGAGAAGGTGGCCTTGTCTTTGCCGTTCAGCTTCGCCTTGGTGAACAGGAGCGGAGAGAACTCCACTTTGCCGTCCGCGCTGGCGTTCACGGTTTGGATAGGAGTTCCGGTCGCCTTGTCGTTCGCATACAGGTCGAATTGGAAGTCGGTAATCTTGGTGGCCGACTGGTCTGCGTTCGTGAACAGTTTGCTTGCCACGATACGGGCTTGCGTATCCTTCGGAGCATACGTGTTCGTGAACTGGACGGTGTCGGATTGAATTCCATTATTGGACACGTTGGCCGTGACATGACGGTCGAACGTGTTCAAATCGTCGGTGACGGTGACGGTCAGTATCCAAACACGGTCATCATACGTGACTCCAGCATTGTCTCCCTTGCGTTCCTTCACCTCATACTGGTAAGTGCCTTCCTGAGTGAACGCGCCGGTGTTAATTCTGACTGTCTGGGTCTTGTTGTCGGTGAACGCGATGGAGGATGGCACCGCGCTCTTCGGAGCATTGTTCAACGGGGTGATGTCCGCGACATACTTGTCTTTTTCAGTCCAAGCGCCGTTCGGACGACCGTTCAACACTTTGACCGCTTTGACGGCGACCGGAACCGTGGGCATGACCATGCCGTAAATGCCGTGGTCTTCGTTCAGGTCTTCGTAGATGGCGGCAGTCATCTTGTTCAATGCGGGGAAATCCTTTAATGGGATTACTCCGGCAATCATGTTGCCGTCCGCATCATCCTCCTCATCACTATCGGAATCGGTCGCCTCGCTGGCGTCCTTCGCGTTTTTGACGGTCGTATGATGCCCGTGCCATGTAATGCCGGTTTTCGGCGTGAACCTGAGCTTGTAGCCGCTACCGGCTGGAATGGAACCTATCTCGTAGCGTCCGTTCTTGTCGGTCAGAGTGGCGCAGGGTTTGCCGTCCACACTGGTGACGGTCTTACCCTTCTTGTCCAAGAGGGTCACGGTCACGTCGGAGAGAAGACGGTCCGAATCCTGTCGGATGCCATCATGATTGACGTCGAACCATGCGACACCGTTGACCTTGCGCTCGACTATCTGGGTCAGGGCGTCAACCTTGTTGTCACCGTCAGCCCACCGGTTCATGTACACGTCGCCCGCACTATTATTGGTGGGTTTGATGCCCAGTGTGAAGTCGTAGCGGGCGTTGGCGGGAAGGCTGGGCGACGTGAACGCCCATGCCACCGGCTGGTCACAGCCGTCGGGGATGACGACCTTGCCGGTCGTCGCATCCACTTTCGCTTCCGTCCACTGTTCGACCTGTTCGCGGGTTATCTTCGTCGCATCCACGTTCCGCCACTTCGGGTCGGTGGTGAAGTAGACTTTGACGCCGCTCATGCTCGCGCCCGCACCGGCCTTGACCGACAGTCCTGTCAATGTGTATTCGCCGTGATAGTCGGACTGTCTCAACCCCTTGTAGGGCATGATGTCAACCGCATACGGGGCGGGTTTCGCGTCACGGCTGAAGTTGCCCAGCATATTCACGAATCCAAGATTCGACTGGGTCTCGTTCAACAGGGTCTTCGCACGGGTCGCAAGACTGGACGCGTGCGTACGCGACACGCGGATGGTGTAGGCGGCGGTCTGACCGTAGGCGGCGGACGGGGTGCCCATCCACCGTTTCGACCTGATTTCCGTGTTCACCGTATACTGCTGGTTGTTCTTCGCGTCCGTCTCCGGGTCGGACGGCTCTCCGATGGTGGTGGAGAATCTGACGAGCGTGTCCGTCCCGTCCGCCTTCACTCCGTTGACCGTGTACTCCAATGTGGTTGTTCCGTCCTTGTTTGGGGTGACGGTCGGCGTGACGGGCGTGCCGCCGGTGACAACGCCCTGCGTTTGTCCTGAATCAGTGTCCTTGTATTCTCCGCCCACGGTCGATGAGCCGTCCGTGTAGGTCAGACCCTTGGGCAGTGTGACCTTGATGTGGTAGTCGGTCAGATAGTCGCCGCCGGTGCTGCTGTCGCCGGTCTTGGCGGTCGCGTTTATCACCCAGTCGGCGTGACGCTGTTCCTTGTCCAAATCGTAGATGGTCTTCGACACGGTGTTGGCCGTGTCTTTCTGGCTGGTGTGGATGCCGATTGCCGGACGTTCGCCCACGACGTACAGGGTGTCGCCCTTGTTGTTTCCGCCGGTGTCGCCGCCCTGATATACGCCGTCGTCGCTGAACGTGGCCTTCAGATAGGTTTTGCCGTCGTAGTGGAGGCTGGGCTTGCCTAGTTGTTTGACGAGGCTCGTGTAGTCGTCGCCGGTGATGGAGCGCGCGTATGCCGTCCACGTGGTCAAATCGTCCTCAATGTCGAGGTTGGCTTTCTTGGCGAGGTCGTTGCGTGTCCAGTAGTCAACCTGTCCGGTGGTCTGCGCCGTCCTGCCTGCGGTCTTGTCGTTGACCTGCATGGGGAGCGTGGCGCCGACGCTGATACGTGAATCGTATGACGTGTTGGCGGTATCCCATACGCGTGTGTCGATTATCTGCGCGGCGAGTACTTTGCCATGCTTGGCAGCCTGAGCGTATGTCGGATACCAGTCGAAATCATCATAGTCGGTCTTGGCTTGCGCGGTGTCGGTGGAGAAGTTGACGCCGTTGGGCAATACGCCCCATATGACGGGTTCCATGCCGTCATTGGTGCGGGTGTCCGACCACCAGAAGCGCGCGCCCCACGTGTTGTAGCTGTCGTGGACGGTGTATGGTTGGTCGGGATTGTCGCTTGCGGACAACGGGGTGAGGATGTCGGGGTCCCATTTGACCAAGTGGACGCCGAGCACCCTGCCGTTGCCGGTCGAATTCAGTTTGTTTTCGGCTGCGGTGACGATGCCGAACTTGGTGTTTTCCAACACTCGGTCGGAACCTTTGTATCTTTCCGCGTCCTGCCAGCGTCCGGTGGTCGCGTTGTCGCAACGTCCGACGGTGCGGGTGGATGCGTTCGTGTAGTACATGCTCTGGATGAATGCTCCGGGCAGTCTTACTGTCCAGTTGCCTGATGCCAAGTCGTCGTCGGCGACCGATTGGTTCGTGTTCGTATCGGACGTGTCGAGCGTCATGCCGGATACGCTGGTGGCCGACAGTGCGGTATCGGTGATGGTCACGTTGCCGGTCTGGTCTTTGCCATAATACTGGGCGGCGGTCTTGCCGTCCGTGGTGGCGGTGGGGAGGATGAACGTGAACTCGTCCACGTGCAGTGCGGCTACCTGCTGTTGGGTGAGGGAGCCGTCCATGTATGCGGTGGAGCATTTGCCGAATGAGGTGTACTGTCCGGCGTTGGCGCACGGGTAGTTCAACGTGTCGTAGCCGGTGAAGCTTACGTTGACGGTGGTGCCTTTGTCGGTAATGGTGCCGTCGTCGTAGACGGTGGTTCCGTCGTTGACGGACTCCTTATCCACGGTGATGGAGCTGGGGAAACTACCATTGTGGTCGAACGAGTCGCACTTCCTGTTGTGAGTGCTCTTTCCGTTCCACTTATAAGTGGTGGTTTGGTGGATTCTGTCCCAAAGTATCGGCTGCCATTGCTTTTCACCCGCATGCTTCGCATGCTTGTCGTCGTCGTCCTGAAACACGCTGGACACGTTCAGCTTGTAGCCGATGCTTCCGGTGGGCACTTCGATGCCCTTCAACCCCTTCGACCTGTCCTTCCAACGCATCGCGGTACGGACGAGCACATGCAGTTGGCGTCCCTGAATCTTGCCTTTGCCTTTGTTTGGCGCGGTAGCGTCACCCGTATTGAAATCGTAGGTGCCGCCGCCCGTAATTTGGTATTGCAGGCTTATGTTCAGGTTGAGTTTCGCGCTTACGGTCACGTCCTTTGGCGTGTCCGACATTGCCTTGTGTGTTCCGGTGTCGGTGGGATTGTTCTTGTTCCATGCTGTCCACGCCTGTACGGTCGGGCGGAATTTGTATCCGTGTGGCGCGGCTTTGACTTTGACCGCGAGCTGGATGGCGCTGGTGCCGGGGTTGACGGTCGGACTGTTGGAAGTCGGCTCCAACAGGCGATAGCAGGTGTACACTTGCGTCTTCACACCGTTGATGGTTTCGGTCGTGAGTTTCGGCTGATAGCCGGGAGTCTGGTCTACCCAACCCATTTGGTCGGTGTCGAACGTGACCTTATCCGCCGGATAAGGCAGTTCGAAATGGAAGCCGACACGGGTACGCTTGTAATAGTCCATGGTCGAATCCGGGGTGACGGTGTAATCGTAGTCGTAGATTACATCATCGAACGAGCGGACTATATCATTGCTCGCGTCCTTATCGTCGCCACGCTCATTGTCATTGTCGAATGGTGCGGTTCCAGTGACTCGGTCGGTTAGTTTGAGTTTCGACACGTATGCGGTGTCCGTGTCGAGCATGTCATGAATGGTAACGTCTTTAGCATCTTCCGGAGCGGATTGCGCTCGGATACTAGTGTCGGCGTGAACGTCCGACTGTGTTTGACTGTCAGCATTACTACTGCCGGTAATGTCTGACTGGGTGTTGCCACTATTAGTGTCGGCGTTCCCACTATTACTGGTGTCGGCTTGGACTTGCGTGGACGAATCCACCGTCAAATCGTCAGCCAAAGCGGTAGACGCGGACAATGCGCCACCACCGAACATTGTCGCCGTAGCCAAGATAAGCGCGGCAACCTTTCTCAGGCCGGGTTTCATAACCTTGAGCTTCCCTTCTGGAGAGTGTGTCATGAAAACGGGAGAAGGGCTGAAAAGAAGCCCCCCCCCGCGCGTTTTTTGATTGTTCAGTTATAAGTATGGAAAGCTGGTCTCAAGTACGGTTTGCAGGAGAGTTCCCAAGGCCAGCCTTCCGATTTTTGCCCGCTCCGACCATGCTTCTTCCAATCTTTGGCAACTGGTTGAAGCATGGTTTCATGTCGGGGAGGGCAAGGCTTTATCTGTTATTCGGCTTTATGGGCCGGTTTCTTCTTGTCCGGGTCGGATTCGGTTTCGGTCTCGGCATTGGATTGACCGTCGGAGGATTCTTCGGTCTGGCTTGCGGTCTTACGTTTGCCAAGCTTCTTGACGGCCATGGCCAACAGTCCGCCGACTGCGGCGAGCACGATGATGACCAGTCCGATGATTCCGGTGTTCACGCCGGTCTGCGCGAGGTCGCTTACGCCAGCGGTTCCAGCGCCTCCGAACAGTTTCTTGGTGACGTGAACCTTGTAATCCTTGGACACGAGTCCATCTCCGGATGTGACGGTGAGTGTCGCATCGGCACCATTCTTGTTGATGGTGATGCTCATTCCCGAATCCTTGTCGTATTGACCTACGACCGTCCACTTGTCGGGATTGTCCACAGCCACTTCGTAGGAGGTTTTGTTCGGGTCGAATCCGTTAATGAGCTTGCCGTCCACGGAGATGCCGGTGAGTTCCGCCTTGTGGGTGGCGGCGGTGATGTAGGTGACGGTGTAGTCATGTTGGGTGAACGTATTGCCGTCCGGAGAGAGCACGCTGACCGTATACGTGTAGGTCATGCCCTTGTGGGAACTGGACACTACGGCGCTTTGGCCAACCTTCGTCTCATAGGAGAAGGTGCCGCCTTCCGGAATGTCGAATTTGTCGGATGTGACGGGCACATACTTGCCGTCCTTGCCAACGTAACCGACGGATGCGAGGCTCGTGTCAGTCTGAGAGTCTGGTGTCTTGACCGGAGACTGTTCCACCGGCTCCTTCGGCTGGAATTCGGTGACGGCGGTTTTGACAGGACGGGTTACGGTCACACTGTAGGTGCGGCTTGCTCCCGTGGCGGTGTCGGTGACTGTCCATTCCTGTCGGTTGGATTGTGCGCTTTGGGTCACGTTTCCGGCTTTGACGGTTACTCCTGCCGGGGCTTCCGGTAGCAGGTAGGCGCTGGTGTTCGCGTCTTTCAATGCGACCACATAGTCGAGCCTGTTCGGATTCCAATTGTCGATGAGCGTGCCTTTTTCGGCTTTGCCGGTGAGATTCACGTAGATGCCGTTGAGTTTGGCGGGACTGTCCGGTTGGATGTCGGAGGTTTGGAAGTTGACTCGTACCGTGTAGTCCACGCCGTTCACGTTGACTGTGATGATTCGGCTGGTGCCGTCAACACTCAGTTTCGGACGGGATACTTCCGCGTCGAGACCATGTTCGGCGGAGAGGGAGAAGGAGTCCTTCGCGTCGGAGGCGGGAAGGTCAACGACTTTCTGATGGTTCTCATCAAAGTCCGTCTTATTGATTTCGTAACTCTTGGACTTGCCGTCGGAGGAAGTCTGGGTGAGCGTCATCTTCGTGAAGTTCTTATCCTCGGGACGAACGTCTCGGGTTCCCACCGTGTAGGCTTGTTCAATCTTGTTGCCGTGTCCGTCATCGACGGTCACGGTTCCCTCTGCTGTTCCGGAGAGCACGACGATATTATGCTCGTTGTCGGCACCCACCATGGTCTTGGGAGTGGATTCCCATTTGACGGTGGCTTTGTCCTTGTTGGACAGTGTGACCTCATGGTAGGAAGGACTGTTGTCCTTGTCGGACAGGCCCGTTGCGGAATATCCGGCGTGATAGGAACCATCTTCGTACTTGCTGAAAGGAGTCCCCTTATCGGTGCCATTGTTCAACGTGATTTCCTCGCCAATCGAATATTCGAATGGTACGGTGATGTCGAACTGCGGCAAGCCTTTATCCGGGTTCGCGTCGGCATGGTAGACGGCTGTGCCGGATACGATTGCTGTGCCGAGCTTATCGCCCGAAGTGATGTGTTGTTCCCTGAAGGTCGGTTCAATCGTAAACTTGGTGTTGTCGTCTTCGTTCAGTGAGCCGATGGTCACGGTGGTCGGACGGACGTTCACGGTCGGAGTGGTGAGGGACTGGTTACCACCCGCGTTCGGAAGATTTATGAGCGGAATCTGCTTATCTCCAACCTGCGCGTACCAAGTGTTGGTACGTGAATAATCTCCCAAGTTGACGGTCATATGCCAGATTTTGGTTTGTTCGGTCTGAACGTCCGTGTACTCGTAGTTGCCTGTGGCGACGCCGGTTGCGGATGTCACGTGAGTGGCGTTGTCCACGCTGACGTTCCATGCGATGTTCAGGCTTTTGCCGTTGGACAGTTTGACTGTCTTGACCTCATTGCCGTCCTTGTCAACGACCTTGCGGTCTTTGCTCACATGATAGGACTTGTTGGCGGGCACATTGGCTACGGCTTCCACGGTTCCGTCCGGGTTTTCTCCGGATACGGTGAACTGGGTGCCGTCGGCCAGAGTGATGTTCTCACCCGTGGAATATTTGAACGGGATGGAAACGTCGAACGCCGGATTGCCGTTCTTAGCGCCGACATGGTAGACGGCTGTGCCGGTCACGTCCACTTTGGCGAACGTGCCGTTGGCTGTGAGGCGTACGTCCTTCAGGTCGCCGTGGTTCAACGTGAACGTGTCGTCGGAGTCGTTCGTACGCACGGTGATACGTCCCGGAACCTTGTCGGACGGTTCGCTGGCCGTGTAGGATTGGTCGCCGGTTTCCGGATTGTTCGTGAACTGGAACGTCTTCCCTTCTACCTCACCGCTCCAAGTGTCGGTACGGGAGTAGGATTGGTTGACTTGAATCGTCCACTCGTATTCGGCTTTGGTTTCCGGGTCGATGGTCTTGTACTTCTGGTTGACGGTTCCCACGACGGTGGTCACATGGGTTTTGGAGTCAGTGGTCTTAGACCATGTGATTGGCAGTTCTGTGCCGTCGGACAGTTTCAGGCTGGTGATTTCCCTGCCGTCCTTGCCGACGACCTTGCCCGCCTTGTTGACGGTGTAGTCCTTGTTCGCGTAGTCCAACACGGCGGTCCTGCCGTTCTGTCGGATGGTGAACGGGGTGCCGTCCTTCAAGGTGACTTCCTTGCCGTAATCCTTCGTATAGTTCACGGTCGCGGCGAATTCGGGGAGGATTCCTCCTGCTTCCTTGGAGTATCCGGCTGTGCCGGTCTCGTGAATCATGCCGAGTTTGCCCGCGCCGGTGGTGGCTCCCGGCGTGATGGTCGGATTGGTGAGGGTCACGTTGCTGCCGTTGCTGCCGGTAACTTCCAGTCGTTGAGGAATGGTGTTGCCGGTCATGGACGCGAGCTGTTTTCCATCCTCGTCGGATGTGGTGAATGGGATGTCGTTGCCCTCATAGTTAGTTGACCAGCTGGCGGTGTTGGATGCGGTCACGCTCGTGTGCGTGTTCCAACCGTAGGCGTCGATTCGGGTTCCGCTGTCCCAGTTGAAGTCCATGATTTCGACTCTGGCGGTCGCGGTTCCGGTTTTGGTGACGGTGTAGCCGTTCCTGTAATCGTATGTGGGTTTCGACCAGTCGATTGCGGCTGTGGTGCCGTCCGACAGGCGGACGGTGTTTTCGGACGGATTGCCGTCCTTGTCCAAGGTCACGCCGTTCAGTGTGGCGTTCGCGGTGTTGGTGTCGCCTTGCACGACGAACTTCGTCCCGTTCTTTAGGGTGACTTCCTTGCCGTAGGTTTCGTCCACGTTCACGGTCAGTGTGACCTTGCGGCTTACGGTGTCAGACTCATCGAATGTGCCATTGTAGGTGACGGTGCCGGTCAGATGGCTGACGCCGACTTTACTGTGGTCGATGTTGAGGGTCGGGGTTTCAGCAGACAATGCGATAGGCTTGTCCTCGCCGTCAAGCGTGGCGGTGGCGGCTTCCAACGGGTCGCCGTCGTACTTGTCGATGGTGGCCGTATAGTTGCCGTCGCCGTCCTTCTCGTAGGTGACGGTCTGCTTTCCGTAGGTGGTTTGGAGTTTACGGCTTGTCGTGGTGGTCTCGCCGCCGGAAGTGGATAGCGGGGTCGTCGTATTGGCGTCGTCAACGGCCAACGCCGTCACAGCTCCCGTTCCCATGGAGCCGACGGCCATCACGGCAGCAAGACCCACGCCACCGATTTTCTTGGCGGCATTGTTCCAATTGTCACTCATTCAATGTCCTATCCGAAATGTGAAACGTTTCCTTTGCGGATTTCGTCTACCACCTTAGCGGACATGTATGCCGTCAACCTCGTATAGGTGGGAAAATACCTTGAAAAAAATTTCAGGGTGGACGGTATCCAGACTTTTGCCGGATTGTCCACCCCGAAAAAATCGTTTTGGGAAATGTCATGCCCTCTGGGGAAGGTTCGCTTTAAGCAGGGGTTCGGTGTCGGTGTGGTGTCCGCGCTTGTTGTACCAAGACACGACGCTCATGCCGCTGGCCTTGTCGCGTAGGGTGATGCCGTACTGTCCCTCATGCTTGCCGGTGCCGACATGCACGGCTTGGGCGGGTACCGGATTGTTCTGGTGCGAATAGTTGAACATGCTACGGAATCCGTCGGCGTCGTTCGCCTCGTATCCGACACGGGAACCGTATCCGTCGTAAAGGGTGTTGGTATGCTCTCCGCGAACCGCGAAGGACACTTCCTTGTCCTGATGGCGCATTTCGATGCTGTCCTGTGGAATGTTCATGTTGCCGGTCTTACGGCGCATGAGCTTGGCGGCGCTTTCGCTGTCCACCGGATGATAGTAGTTGGATGCGGCTTTGTTTCGACGGTCTGCGACTTTCGACTTGTAGTCCGCGTACTCCTTGTCGCTGCTGAACTCGCCACGGGCCTTCTCGACCTCGGTGCCTTTGTTGTTCATTTCGATGGTTCCCCAAGAGGTCACATGGTCTCCACTGGTCTTATTGCGGTAGAACTCCTTGCGGAAGTGCAGGGCGTTCTGCGGATGGCCGTTCGCCTGTTTGCCGGTACCGGCGCTGATGGCGCATTGCACGTCGTCCAGTCCTTCGGCTTGCATGGCGCGGGTCATTCGGGTCAAATCGTCGCCCGGAACGATAGCCATTGGGGAGCCCCCCTCATTATGCGGGCGGGGGGCACGTTTCAGAAGACCGGTCTTCGAGTCTCGCTTCAAGGCTGGTGCGACGTGCGTCTTGCCTTCCTTGTCCATGTAGACGAACACTTCTGCGGAACGCGCGTCGGCATTGTTCAGACCAAGCTTATTCTCGTAGTAGTGGCGGGCTTTGACCTCCGCCTCCGCGAAGTCCTTCGGGTCGATGTGGTACACCTTCGCGTTCTCGCCTTCGAACGCGGCACGGTTGACCTGCTCGTTCGTTCGGGCGTTCAGGGTGTCGTACACCTTACCGTCCTTACGCCCCTCCAATTGTGCGGCACGACCGCCGAAACTGGTCTCGTCCAACGGCAGGTTCTCGCTGACCGGCTGGAACTTGTTTCCACGACACATGCTCAACGTGTGTTCCGGGGCCTCACGGTCATGGTTGATGACTCCGAAGCAGGTGTTGCCGGTGGACGCAATGGCGAGCTGTTCGCCGTCCTCGGTGCCGGTGATATGCACTCGTTCGTGAACCTCATGGTTTTTGAGCGTGCTGAAATTACGTCCGCTCGCGCCGACGTGCATCATCTCATAGCCGCTGGGCATTTGGGAGAGATTGTTCTTGTAGTACTTGCGCACGTTGCCGCGACGGTCAACGTACTCATGCCAGCCGACAGTCAAACCCCATTCAGTCCACTGTCCGATGGGGTTTCGCGGCTGTGCCGGATTGTAGGCCATGTCTTGTCCTTCCTCGACCTGATTCCTCCCCGAACGGGAGGTTTTTCCAACATCAGATTCCAGTCTACAATCCTCAAGGTCTATAAAAGGCGAAAGAAGGTAATCTACCGGTTTTTCTTACGCTTCGACTTCTTGGGAAAATGGTCGGAAACGTGGACGAACACGGTTTCAGCGAACACGCCCACATCCTTGGTGAGAATCCTCAAACCCTTCCACAGCAATCGTCCCCACGTCTCCCCCAATATCCAGAAGCCTACTATCAGGCCGAAAAGGGACAGGATGGATTCACGAATGTCCAGTCTGCCATCTGCGGGAACGTCGAACGACATGTAGATGACGGTCGCAAACAGGATACTCGCCCCGAGCAGGGTCTTGCCCAATACGCTTTTCCAACTCATTTCAACCTCCGGTCGTGTTCCTCCCAGCTCGCGTCCGCTGAATCCGCTATCGCTTCCAACATTTGGAACCCGTCCGGCACGGGGAACACGAGCAGTCTGACCAAATGCCGTCCGCTATGGTTCAGATTCTTAGACCGGACGAACGCCACGCCCTTGCAATAGTTCGACGTGGTGCCATGCCATGCGCCGACGTTCGTTCCCGCTTTCAGAATCGCGTTCACGCTTTCTGCGGTATTGTCCGGGTCGGCCTGCGCCACGCCATACGGGTAGGCGATGCTGGCGATGACGATGTACTTGCCGTACCCGCAGTAGGGTTGGCGTTTCCAACACTCCTCCGCGTAGGCGATGAGCTGGGAGCCGACCTTCTCACGCACGCCCAACGTGTTGCCCCTACCCCACGTGGTCGCCTTGCGTTGACCATGCTGGCGGGCTTTCAAATCCGAATCCGTGTAATTGCTGGTAATCCAGATTTTGTCCGGCACGCTGAACTTCACCTCATAGCCGTCACACCATGCGGGACGCTCCCCCACGGGAATGTTCCTCCACATGCCGACCACGCTCGACGCCAATCCGCCCGTAATCTGATACTGCGGGTTCTCGTCGGAAATCGGAATGATGAGAATGTCTAGCAGATAACAGCCGGAAGGCGCTTCGATGGGCGATTGCAGGTAGATGGTCGAATGCCGGTGCAGACTATCATCATCATCCCACAGGCGCACGTCGGAACCAGCGTCGATTATCGGCTTCACGGTTTCGGCGGCTCGTGCTGGGAACACGTTCCCGCCGTGGGGTGCGGACACCGTGACCACGGCTAGGAACCGTTCCACCTTCCACGCCTGTTTCATCGTTTTCAGATTCCGCCACTTGTCTTTCGCATACCGACGGATTCTCGCACGCCGTAGGGCACGCGTCTTTTCGGTCTGCACGGTGTCGGTGCCGCTCCACCATTCGATTGGAATGTTGATGGTCAACCGGTATCCGCCGCGTTTCACCGCTACGGTTTGACGAACCATGACGCTCCTCCGAACCATGACGATTCTCCGAACGGACGGTGGCTGCCGGACTCATGCACGCCTAGACAGTGCTGGCACATGGTTTCCCCGTCGTATGGGGTTTTCCTGACGCCGCAGCGGACGCAACGGCTGGTTCCCTTGTCGGTCGGATGCAGTGTGAATCTCATTTTTTGCTTCCCTTCTCCAATGCGCTGATATCGGCTTGTAGAAGGTTGATAATGTCCTTACGGGTATGATTGGTCTCGATTTTGCCGGAAACCCCGTGAAGGGCCTTTAAAGCGACGATACGGTCATGTTCGGCAAGCCACTCATCGTAATCCTTCCCGCCTGCGGGAAGACCGGTCTGAACGTAGGCACCATCGCAATACCGGCCACGAACGGTCTCATCATCAAGAGGCCGAACCGGCGAACCAGTCGGAAGCGCGATAGGCAAAAGCAT